TTACCATCACCTACGATAAGTTCGTAGACTCTATTGATTTGCTGGCTTTCCATAAGATATCAGTCCTCGGTAGAATAGAGATAGTAAAACGAGTAATATTGATCAATGTTTTCAGGGTATACTTTGTAAGGCTCAGAGATAATATCTGCCTTCTCCTCTAACCAGAAAAAACCAGTAAGAGGGTACAGGGCATAATCTTTAGTAATAGGGTATGTCGGGACTAGTCCTACACCTAGAACAATTGGTACATCCTCCGAAGTATAAACTGATAGAAAGTAAAGTTTAACTCTCTCATTATATTTAAAGTCAAGAATGTAGGACTGACCTTGAAGGTTAACTGCGTAGTTGTAATCTGAGTCTGAGTATAGAGGCAGCGAGATAAAATGATCAACCATTAGTTATTTCTAGCCTCCCTAAGTGGGTCAATATCTTTTGGTGCGTTTCCAGCATCTGGTGTGCTATCAACCTTACCTTTTGTTGAAGGGGCGGCAGCTTTCTTTTTCAAAGAATTGGTAATGTCTTTGGGAACTGTTGTCTTTTTCAAGAAAGCAAATGTAACTTGCTCAAAAGTCATATCAAAATATAAAGCATAACCTGAGCTTGGGTCTTCTTTAAAGTTAAGATTTGTCACTACAAGATTATTAATGACTTTACGCAGCAAGCTTCCATCATACTCGTACAGTTGAACAAGTTGAATATTTGGATCAAACTGTCCAGTTTTTTCATTGAAAACAATACCAGAATTTAATTGCTCAAGTGAGCCTCTAACCTGCTCAAGAAGGTCTTCCCTAGCCCCATCCATCACAACCTCTGGAGTGCTGTCTGAAAGAAATTGACCAATACTGTCTGGCAAGAACTTCTTAAGGACACTTTGGTCTGTGCTATTAACACTTACAGCACTTGGGGCAACAGAACTATTAAAAGGTACGTTACCCTCCAAGTCTTGAATTAGATAAGTGTTGGTAGAGATATCAGCGCCAGAAATTACAGCACTCACTGTGATGATGTTCTGTATGTCAAAAACAATGATAGAGCTAATAATGAGAACTTCAATCAAGCTTATGTAATTTCAGCATATACAGGACTGATTGAGAACGCATATCGCGTGGCTGGTGATCGTAAAAGGTCTAAGAAAGACAAAGCCAAGAAGCCCGGTATTCAAATGAAGATATTGTTAAACCCAGACATTAATGCTGGGGATATTATTCGTCTTGAAGACACATACATCACAGGCTGGTTTCGTGTGGATAGTCTTCGCCACACAGGGGGTTGGAGAAGTCGTGAGTGGGCTACAGAGATAAGAGCTTCATATCTTGAGAAGGTAGATAAAAATGCCAGTTGATACAGGTTTGGTAGCTGCTATCCAAGATACGGTAAACTCAGCTTTTGACTATAAGATAGAAAGTATTAATACCTCTATACCCTGTATTGTTCTTGCTGTAAGAGACAGTGGTGCTGGGCAAATGGTAGATATACAGCCCACCATTAACCAGAAGCTGCAAGATGGCAGTATTAAAGAGCGCCCTCCTATTCTTGGAGTTCCTATTGGTTTTCCAGTGTCAAGTACGGCAGGTATTACATATCCTATTAAAGTAGGTGACACAGGTTTGGCTGTATTCTCAATGAGAGATATGGATGCTTGGAAGTCAGGAAATGGTAGACCTTCTACACCAAGCAATACATCCAAGATGGCTGCTGGTGATGCCATATTCTATCCCGGTATTCAACCTCCGGGGATGGCTGTAAATAATCCATCCAAGCATGTCCTGGCGCACAGTACAGATGACGTAGTTATCTTTGGTAATTTAGGTGCTGTAGAATGTGAAGTAAGGCTAAAGGCTGATGGTAGTATTGAGATTAATACCAGCAATCAACCAGTCACTATTAATTGCTCTGTTGCTACGGTTAATGCTGCTGAAAGTGTAAATATTAATAGTCCTCAAATGACAGTTGATGTGGCTAATTCCGTATGGCTAGGGGATATTGCTCACACAGGAAATTATACTGGCATCGGCGTGCAAACCTTCAACGGGATCGTCTTCAGCACACATCGTCATATCGGCGTACAACCGGGAAGTGGAACCTCTGGTATTCCTACACCTTAAAGGAGGTGACTTATTGACCTTTTACTTGGATCTAACCACGATGTTCTGTGGAATAACGGCCCACTAACCCGAGAGTACACCACGCAGCCGTATACACAAACTGTTGCTCAACGCCTTAAAATACGTCTCTTGACATTTCAAAATGAATATTTCTGGGATCTCTCATATGGTGTTCCATATTGGCAAAGACTTCTTGGAATCAAACAAACTTCCAAAGCTGCCGTGGATTTAATCTTTAATCAAAAGATTCTAGAAGAACCCGGTGTTAAAGAGATTGTGACATTCAATTCCACATTTTCAAACAGAATTTACTCCCTGACTTTTAGTGTCCGTGTGGTGGATGGTTCTGTGACTGACAATATCAGCATCTCACCAGTAAACTAATAAATTAAAAGGAAATAAAATGGCGGGTATCTCTGACCAAGGTTTTGCAATTAAGAGGCTAACTGAAGTTGTCTCAGATTTACGCGCTAAGGCTGTAGAGTTGTTTCAAGACCTTACGGTTCCGGGTCAGCAAGTCGATACATCTGACAGTGCTGTTTTAGGTCGTCTTATCAATACTATCTCCCCATCTCTTGCAGACCTATGGGAAGCAGCTCAACAAGACTACGCAGCCTTTGACCCCAATACGTCCACAGGTATTGCTCTTGACAACCTTGTAGCATTAGGTGGTATCACTCGCCAAGAGCAAACGTTCTCTACAGCACAAGTGTTGCTCACCGGTGATACAGATACTGTTATTGCCAACAACCTTTCCATTGGCTCATCTGTTGACCGTACACAGTGGACTCTTGTTGCACCAGTGCCTTTGACTCCTGTCGATGTAAGTGGTGCAAGCTTCACCCCTTTAGTGGTTGCTGATAGTACACTTTACACTATCACGTATCAAAGTATTACCACAACAAACACTGTCAATTATACCTCTGGAACTGGCGCTACTGCTGCATCCATTGTAGCAGGTCTTGCTAACGTTGTAACGCTTTCTCACCCATCTTTTACCGCCAATATCAACGGTTCCACCCTCACTCTGACACGAGTTGATCCTTTCTCTGTAGCCACTATCACCACATCCGCTAACCTTGGTATCACTAAAGTACAGAAGCTTGGTGAAGTGGTTGCAGAAGATGCAGGACCAGTGGCATCAGAAGTTAATACACTCACTAATATCCTCACTCCTCAACTTGGATGGGACAGTGTTACAAACCCTCTTCCTGCGTCTGAGGGGCGTAGTATTGAAACTGATGAAGAGCTTCGTATCCGCTTTAGGAACACTAAATTTGAACGTGCAAGCTCAACAGTTGACGCAATCTACTCAGCCTTGATTGACATTGCAGGTATTGAGCAAGTGGTAGTGTATGAGAATGACACAGACGTAACAGACAGCATGGGAATTCCATCTCATAGCTTTCTTCCTATTGTTCTTGGTGGTTTGTCCTCAGAGATTGGGCAGGCTATTTGGGAGAATAAACCAATGGGGATTAGAAGCTTTGGTGATACGAATGTTGTAATCTATCACACCCAAGGGTTTGCTCATAATATTGCATTTAAGCGTCCAGACCCTGTGCCTATTTATATCACTATCAATGTGACTAAGGATAGTACATTCCCCGGAAATGGGAACGACAGTATCCGTAGTGCTCTTATTGCCTACTTCGCCAACAATCTTGGAATTGGCGATGATGTAATTTACAGCCGTCTGTATACACCACTTAACACTGTCCCCGGATTTTTCGTGAACTCCATGTTCATTGGTAAGACTCCAACACCAAGTGGTACAACGAATATTGCAATTAATTTTGCAGAGATTGCCACGATCAGCAGCGTCAATATAAATATTGTTGGATAACGAGGTCTTCTAAATGATAAATGAATTTGTTGAAGAAGACTATCTAGGTGTTGCACGATCCCGAATAACGGAGCAATTTCGTTACGACCCAGAGACAGACACCGGAGCAAGAGTCCTAGATAGAATGCTCCGTCTCTTGATATCTGCCCAAGTCGAAATCCAGTCTGTTTTTAAAGACCTTATGCAGCTTCGCTCGTTAGACACTGCAACGGGTGAACAGCTTAATATCCTTGGTCGTATTGTTGGTCAAGATAGAATCCTTCTCAACTCAGACTTGTATACCTTCTTTGGTTTTCAAGGGGCGTTGAAAGCTGGGAGTATGGGTACACTCAATGACCCAACTATTGGCAGTATTTTCTACTCTCTTGGTGAGCCATTAGGTGGGAATGTCGAGCTTGATGATGAAACCTATCGGTTGTTTATCAGAGCTAAGATTTTAAAGAATACTACATCTTCTACCTCTGAAGAATTCATCAGAAGTATGAATCTTATCTTTGGTGATAGCTCAGTTATTGCTATTGAAGATGAGAGTGCTGAACAATCTGGAAACGTAACAGTGTTATTTGGAAGACCCTTATCTGATTTTGAAAGGGGGTTGTTGAATTACACAGATTCCTCTTCTGGATATGCATCGGGACTTATTCCTAAGACTATTGGTGTAAACATCAGGTACGGTGAGTATGTTCGTACAGATACACCAATAAGCTGGTCTGTGACCTACAACGGATCATTTCCGTACGACCTACCAGC